GGAAGCAGGTAGATGGTCACATGACACTGTTGTTGATGTGGCTGGGTATGTTGGGTGTTTGGCTATGGTGAAAGAAAAACTGTGGAACAAATAACTAAGTTGCGTTGCAACAAATGTGGGTTCACAGTGAAACTAGATAAGCAAAGACTGGTCGGCTGTGGCTGTGACCCTGACGCTCCCTCGTGGATTGCGTTGGAGAAGACTGGACGATTATTAAAAATGTCTGACGCGAACTATGATGTGATAGAAACCCATGCGTGACACTGGCAAACCTTCTCCGTGTCCGTGTGTTGGTGAACGGACAACAAGGGAGATACAGTGTGGCAAATATGAAGAAGACGAAGACGACTGAAGAAATTATTGCTGACTTAAGAAAGCAAGTACAGCAGTTGCAAGAGTTGATAAGCCAGTTGAAGGGTGACATGGCTTCTATTGAAAGGGAACTAAACCGATGACAGCATTAAAGTATTTAGCATGGTTTGATGATGCGGTGTGCAAAGGTATGGATGGCAACATCTTTTTCCCTGACACACCCACAGGTATCTCGACCAAAGGTATTTTCGCTGATGCACAAGCAGTGTGTAAAGGTTGTTCTGTAAAGAAGCAGTGTCTTGCGTTTGCAATGGAAGCAGAAGAGTTTGAGCAACGTAGGTACGGTGTGTGGGGTGGCAAAACCCCTGCCGAGCGTTCGGTGTTGCGTTGGGGAAATTGAAAAGCCCCACTCAACGCTAGGGAAGGGGAAACCTTTGCGGAATGGGGCAGTTCAGGTCTTAGTCTAACATGGTTTTGTTTATTTTGCTCACCTTGTAATCTGCCAGTTTGTAGAGCAGGCTGTTGTCGGCTGTTGCTTGGGCACATTCGGCGGTACGGAACTTGCAGGCTTTGTTGATGTCACGGGTGAAAGCGTGTTTGCGTTCTGTGCCACGCCACCACCCGTACTCTTTGCCTACTACTAGTCGGACTACTACATACAGGTATCGGGGGGTGTGTTGTAATGCCTGCTGTTTTTTGGTGTCTTGTCGTTTCCAGTTCCAGTAGCGGTAACGACTGGCTGGTGTCCTCAACTTTTCTCGAAGTCATTGAGTTCATGTATGAGGACAGTCCAACCCCAACGCTTGCGTAGCACTTCTACTACTTCTCGTGCTGTGGGTTCGTTTGTTATCCATGTGTTGATGAAGTCATCGATGATGTCGTGGCTAGTTAGCATGAGCGTCCTTGTTCATGTGTGCTAAACCTTCGGCAAGTTTCTTGCAGTTCTCTTCTTCGCCTTCGATGAAGTGGCTGTCGCCTGTGTACCCATTCAGCCACTCTTCTGACAGCCAGTTGAAGATTGTTCCCATAGGATAATGTTGTTCTTCTTGGTCGGTGTCGTGAAACCACTCGCCCAACTCTGTGTCAAAGGTGATGATGAAGTGATGTAGTGTTGCGTTTGCTTTTGCTTGTTCTTGTGCGCTCATTTAATTCCCTTTCCTAGTTGCCATTTGTAACGGTTACGGATTGCTTGCTCACGCTCAATCTTTTTTAGATACTGTCTTGTTGCTACGGTGTACCCGACTGCGAACCATACGATTACCATTGCGTAGTTCATGAGTTCTCTCCGTTCTCAACATCAAACGCTTCAACATCAAAAGCCCCTGCGGTTTCCATGTCTAGCCCGTGTTGGTCTAGTAGTTGGGCTATCGCATTTGCTTCTGCTTGTTCTTCGTTCTCTGCCATAACATTGGTGATGAGACTGAAGTAACTACCCACGAACCTGACACACCACTCTGTCTCTGTTGTCACGGTCATTTTGTTTCTCCTGTTCTATCGTTCGGTGTGTTCTCTTCTACCTGAATATCTATAACCTCGCCACCTCGTTCTTTGGCTAAGTCGTACTCTCCTGCTCTCCACTTTTCTTCTGCTTCTTCGGGCGTTTCTGCGTCAATGAAGTAGGTGGTAAGAGTTTCCTCTACAACATTGACCAAGTATTCTTTGGTGGTCATTGGGCTACCGCCTGTTTCATGCCCTGCTCAATCAACCACTGCGCCTGATTCAACTGCTCAAGCATCGCGATAGTTTGCATAGGTGCTAACTCTCCTGTCCTGATACCTTCCGATAGTAAGAACCGTAAGTCCTCAAACTGGCGTATAATTTCTGTTCTAATTGTTTCTGTTGTCATTGCTGTTCTCCTTTGTTGTTGTCTTCCGATATATCCTGCGTTGCCATCCACAAGTAATTCCATACTTGCTCATTCACGGCGTCATACCCACCTACATTGTCAAACTCATCAACCGCATAAGCCCACTTCTCTTCTGATACGGGCTGGTCATCGTCTTCTGTAAATAACTCACGCCCCCACCATGAGAGTGCGATGTCATCATCGGCGTTTAGTTCCGACAACATTTCTATTGCTTTGCTAACCTTCATTGTTGTTCTCCTTTGTTTGTTGTTGTTTGTTTTATATTGAAGTGTGTATCTCAAACTCATCTTTGTTCATGTAATCAAACACATCTCTTGCTACATCCTCGGCATCGTCTTCGTCTTCTGCTTCAACACAAACTCTGCTGATAACCGTGACCAAGAACTCATCATCGTCATCAAACTCCTCTGTGATTTCGCACTGAACAAACTGCTCTGTAAGCGCATCATCTTTGTATAGGTTCCACGCTTTCCAACAGTCCTCGTGTAGTTCCTCTTCAACTAGTTCAACATCATCAAACTCAAAGTCTCTTGCGGTGTACCAATCGCCGTAAAACTCTTGTTTCATTCGGGCTACTGCTTCCGCTTCTGACTTCGCGTGTATCTTTTCTAGGTTCCAAACTGATACCGCGTATTTGTTCATTCTTCTTCTCCCTTGATGTAGCCGAGCGGATACCATTCGTCACCACATTCAGCACAGGTATAGCCATCGGGGTATCCCTCTTCGTATGCTGGTTGTGATGATGCTCCTTTGTTTCTTGGTTCGTTAGCGCATTGAAAACAAACCAAACCACCCTCATCTAAAGAGATACCGATTGCCCCCTCTTCTGTTGGACAGTCTGAATATGGGTTCTCATTACCTTCGTTGTCTTCACACCCACACCAGTTGAATATCGCAACCTGTGTTTCGTGTGTTAGGTCAGCCATTTCGCCCCAACTGTAGGAGCGTTGGCTTGGGTCTGTTTCTTGCTTCATTGTTGTACCCTTTCTGCTTGTTGTTTGTATTGTCTGACCTGACAAGCGTGTGCTAGCCAGTACTGCTCTAATGGGTCACCCCGTGTCGCTTTAGCGTTACGGTCTGCGCGTTTCGCTTCCGCTTCATACGCTTTCAATATCGCGTTGATGTTTAGTTGCTTTGCCCGTGCCATTACTTAGCCCCCCTGACTGCTTCTAATGTGCGTAGGATTGCTCGCAACGATAGATACGCTTCGCTCTTCGTCATACCCAAGTAACCGTCACCGAGATGTAGTGGCTTATCCGAGTATCCCGAGTTACCTTCGTAGCCTGTGGTATAGAGACGGTATGCCCGTCCGTATGTTTTGCTACCTTTGTCAAGCACTACCTTTGTCTCTGCTGGCAACAAGTTTGCCCACCTAAACTCTTCGGTAATCATCTTCACTAGTTGCTCTAGTTGTCTTTCCGTTGTCCGTTCCATTTTGTTTCCCTTCGTTGATGTGATATGTCTAACCGTAGTACGAATACTATGAGATGTCAAGGATTATCTTTTCATCGTGGGTGTCGGGGACTTGAACCCCGATGTCTGCCAGTCACCCCACCTGTGGAAGTTTCCAATCCACACAACCTTCTCCCTGCTTCTCTATGATGCGGTCTACTGTGTAGCCCCACCTGTTGCCCGACAGCACCCCGAAGTTGATGGGCGCGTTCCAACGCGCAATCCATACATCCCTGATGCATTTGTAGAACACCTTGTGATGCGCGTCATCCCTTCTCGTCTTCCTGTCCCTGATTGGGGGGCAGGCTATGTGTGCCAACTCGTGGACTAGTGTCGCCCATGTCGTAGCGTTGGACTTGTCCGTGTCGGCGTACTCCACCCTTAGATGGACTTTGCCGTCACTTGTGTATGCCCAACTTCGGCGTGTCCGATTTACCCATTCATAGATTTTGATTTCGGGTAATGGTTTCCCGCCGTGCCACTCACGCATTAGACGCCACACCACCTTTGCTTCCGCAAGTATGGTTTCGTTTTGTTTTTTGCGTAGTTGTGCTTTGAGTTTGCCGTTCTTAACTTTGTTGGCGTCCTGCTCGCGTTGCTGGTCGGTTCGTGAAAAGTTCTTGCACTTGCGGGATAGTCCCCGTAGTGCTGATGACTCTTCGTGAATGTCAATCCAATTCGCTTCGCTTTCTGCCAACTGTCCGAGCAACTCTATCTCGCTGAGAGTTAGGGTCAGGTAGGTTTTTTTGTTTTTGTACCTGCCCTTGTTCCAACTCTCCCGCAACATGAGTTTGACTTCGCTTAAGTCATCTTGGTTTTCGTCTTCGTTGCCGAGGACAGATGACTCTAGACTCCATTGCTGAGTCTCAGTTAGCGATAGTTCGTATGTTGTATCTTTCATTGTTCACCCCCTTCTCCCTTTCGTGTTGCTTGTAACTAAGTGTATCACAGATAAGAGTGCTTGTCAAGGATTATCTTTGTGAACTGTGTCACACCCTCAAACCCTTACCCCTCATCATAAACAAACATATGTTCGGTTACTTGTTGGTAACTTACCCAACGGTAACTTCGTCCCTCACTTTCATACCGTCCGCCTGATGCCACGCTTCGCCACTACCTGACACGGGCTTCACCTTGTAATCTAAATTACCGTAACGCTGTCGGGCGTCCACTATCTCCACCTCAAAACACAATGCCGACCCCGCCACCTGTAACAGTGCTGTCTTGCCAATGTTCTGTGCTAACTCTTGCGCGGTAGCCATTAGTCCTCGTCCTCGCTGTCTGCGTTATCGGCGTACAGTTCTTCGTAGCCCCGTTCGGTCAATGCCCTGCGAACCAAGAGATAGATAGTGTCCTCGTCTCCATCTGTCCAGAAGAGCGCTGTGGCTTCGTGGAATAGTTGTTGGCTTAGTTTCATTAGTTGCCCCATTTCTGACGCTCTGTAATCGTCCCAAGATATACCCCTGTCATAAAGATACCGACAAGGCACAAGAACATCACTGCTTCGGGATAGTCCCGCATAATATAGATAATCTCTTTCATTATTTCCCCGTTTCTTCTATCGGATTAACAGCGTCCCAATTCAAGGTCAAAAGATTTTGCAAAC